ATCCAATCCAAATCGCCAACCCCCCCCTATATATATTTTCGTTTAAACAGTTGCGAACGTTCTCATTATCGTTTAAACTGTGTGTGTTGGTGGTAGCGTAATAGGAAACCTGTGCGCGAAGGATTGGGAGAACCCGGTCGCCATCAACACCTACACGCATGGGGATTGGTTACAAGTAACACAATGGTTAGTTCGCTGACTTGGATGTTGCGCCAGTCTCCAGCCGTGTTGGTGGCTGTGCAACCAAGCACGAGGCGCTCATGGGCTAGTGGTGGGGTAGCCGTTCAACTCGGCAACCCGGCGCTGTTGGGATGCCACCAACATCTTTAAAGGACTGAAATGAAACGCAGAGATTTCTTAGCTTCATTGCTTGCAGGTGCAGCAGCGACAGTGCTGCCTGCGGGAGCCTTTGCTTCTAACACCGTGTGGAATACCGCAACCCTGACGGGTATGCTTGAGAACATGTTTGCTTGTCAAATGGGGCCGCCATGGGCGTTCTTTGAGGTGACGGCTGCTGGGAAAATCCTAACGCCCAATGAAAAGCTCAGTGTGCCAATCAACCGGTACATCTACGAGACTTACGTAGCTGCTGTTAAAGGTGGCACTGCCGAGGAGGCTGAGGCAAAGCTTGCCAAGCATTTCTATGAGCAGTTTGAAAAGGTTCCTGCGGGGCAATTGGTTTGGAGAACTAAACCAACCTTCTCAAGTCATGAGGTGGTGGAGTTTGGTGAGACTTGGCTGACCAGCGAGGCCATAGAGGATTCAAATGAAAAAGCTCCTTTCATGCCGCAGGGGGTTGAGTATGACTTTGCTACTGGCAATTACCGGTTTGTCAAAGAGAAGTACACCCTTCATAAGATGAGAATGCGACTGGTGCTGCCTGACGTGTACGACGAAGAAGCACCTGCCATTGCAAGTTTGTTTAAACCTGAAGGCAATCCTGTGGTTGTAAATGTTGTTTAAACATGACCAAGCATCGCCAGTTAGTACTAGACTTCATACGTGCCTACATCAGGTTGCACGGAGTTCCTCCGTCCTATGAAGTTATTGCTAAAGGAATTGGATTGAGTTCTAAGTCAAACGTTCACCGGATTGTTCATCGTCTGAAGGAAGATGGCCATTTGACCATCCGGCCTTATAAGTTTCATTCGATCAAGTTGGTGGACAAGTCTGTCAAAGAGATGGCTGCGCTATGAGTCTATTAACCCACGCAGAAGTTAAAGACTACATGGAGGCTTTGGACAATCCAAAGATTGATGCCGGGACGAGAAGTAAGATCAAGACGTTGATTGAGATGGACAAGGTTGAGAAGTCCAAGGAATCATTCTTGTTCTTTGTTAAGCAGATGTGGCCTGTGTTTATCTCTGGTAAGCACCATGCAATCATGGCAGATGCTTTTGAAAGGGTCGCTAGGGGCGACCTTAAGAGGTTGATTATTAATATGCCCCCTAGGCATACCAAGTCTGAGTTTGCTTCTTATCTGCTGCCGTCGTGGTTCTTGGGTAAGTTTCCTGAGAAGAAGATCATTCAGACTGCACACACCGCAGAATTAGCTACCGGATTTGGTCGAAAGGTTAGGAATCTTGTCTCCTCAGAGAATTATCAGAAGGTATTTGACACAAAGCTATCGAGTGATTCGAAAGCCGCAGGTCGCTGGAACACTAACATGGGCGGTGATTACTTCGCTATCGGTGTTGGCGGCGCTGTTACAGGTAAGGGCGCTGATCTATTGATCATTGATGACCCTCATTCTGAGCAGGAAGCTAAACAGGGTAACCCTGCGGTGTTTGATAATGTCTATGAGTGGTTCACATCTGGCCCGCGCCAGCGTTTACAGCCGGGTGGAGCCATCATCATTGTGATGACTCGCTGGTCAAAACGTGACTTAACAGGCCAAATTCTCAAAAACGCAGGAAAAGACGGTGTAGATCAGTGGGAAATCATTGATTTCCCGGCAATCATGCCATCTGGTGTGCCTTTATGGCCTGCTTTTTGGGCAAAAGACGCGCTAGAAGCGCTCAAAGCAGAGCTTCCAGTCTCTAAATGGGAAGCTCAATATCAACAAAACCCCACATCTGAAGAAGGCGCGATCATTAAGCGCGACCAATGGTCAATTTGGGAAAAAGATACTGCTCCTGCATGTGAATACATCATCCAATCTTGGGATACAGCCTTTGAAAAGAACAATCGGGCTGACTATTCAGCCTGTACAACATGGGGTGTCTTCCAACACCCCAATAAACACGGAGATATGAGGCCTAACATCATTCTTTTGGATGCGTTTAAACAACGTATGGAGTTCCCAGAGCTTAAGAAGATGGCTTTGGAACTTTGGCAGGAATGGGAGCCGGATACATTAATCGTTGAGAAGAGGGCCGCAGGCGCTCCGTTGATCTATGAGATGCGAAAGATGGGAATCCCTCTGTCTGAGTTTACACCGGGTAAAGGAAACGATAAGATCTCGCGTGTAAACGCAATCTCCGATCTGTTTGCTTCAGGTGTTGTCTGGTGTCCAGAGACTCGTTGGGCTGAAGAAGTGATGGATGAACTGGCCTCCTTCCCTAACGGCGATCATGACGACCTTGTTGACTCTTCAAGCCAAGCTCTGATGAGATTCCGTCAAGGAGGATTCATTACCATCGAATCAGATGAGCCGGATGAACCCGTATATCGCAGACGCATGGAATATTATTAAGGACTCACATGAGTATCGACAAAGCAATCAGCCAAGCCCCTATGGGTCTTTCCGAACTTCTTGAGGACATTGGCGTGGACGTTGAATTAGACGATCCCGTCATCATTGAAGAGGAAAGCGTTGAGATTATCCTATCGCCTGACTCAGACTACGACAGTGATTTTGATGACAACCTCGCAGAAATCCTAGATGAAGGCACATTAGGCAAGATTGCTTCTGAACTGGTGGAGCTTGTAGAGGCTGACATCATGTCCCGCAAAGACTGGGCTGAAAGCTTTGTCAAAGGCTTGGAAGTTTTGGGAGTTAACTACGAAGAACGTACAGAACCATGGAACGGAGCCTGCGGGGTTTACTCCACAGTCTTGACTGAAGCTGCAATTAGGTTCCAGTCTGAGTCCATCATGGAGACATTCCCTGCCGCTGGCCCTGTCAAGACAGAGATCATCGGAGCGATTGACCGCCTGAAGGAAGAAGCAGCCGACCGAGTTCAGGCTGACATGAACTTTAAGCTGACCGAGGAAATGCCTGAGTACCGCCCAGAGCATGAGCGCATGTTGTACTCCTTAGGTCTGGCTGGCGCGGCATTTAAGAAGGTCTACTACGACCCAGCCCTTGAGCGTCAGGTCGCAGTCTTTATCCCTGCCGAAGACATGATTGTTCCGTATGGAGCTTCTAATCTTCAGAACGCAGAACGTGTTACTCATGTGATGCGTAAGACCAAGAATGAAATGCGCCGCCTACAAGTCAGCGGTTTCTACAGAGACATTGACCTTGGCGAGCCTGTTCAGTACCTATCTGATATTGAAAAGAAAAAAGCTGACCAGCAAGGCTACAAAGCGACTGATGACGATAGATTCCAACTCTTGGAAGTCCATGTTTACTGGGACTTAGAAGGGTTTGAAGATGAAGACTCTGAGGGAGAGCAAACAGGTATTGGCCTGCCTTATGTCATCACAATTGATCGCGGCACTAATAAGGTTCTGGCTATCCGACGTAACTGGATAGAGAACGACGGCAAGAAAGCCAAACGTCAGCATTTCGTAGATTACTGCTATATCCCCGGCTTTGGTTTCTACGGCATGGGTTTGATCCACATCATCGGTGGCTACGCCCGTGCAGGCACATCTTTGATCCGTCAGTTGGTAGACGCAGGTACTCTGGCCAACCTCCCCGGAGGTTTGAAAGCCCGTGGCGCTCGCATCAAGGGTGACGATACACCCATCCAACCGGGTGAGTTCAGGGACGTAGATGTCCCAAGTGGTGTCATCAAAGATAACATCATGACGCTGCCTTACAAAGAGCCAAGCGGCACTTTGTTAACTTTGTTAGATCGCATCACAGAAGAAGGCCGCCGTCTAGGTTCTATCTCTGACATGAAGATCTCTGACATGAGCGCTAACGCGCCAGTCGGTACAACTCTGGCCTTGTTAGAAAGAACCTTGAAGACCATGGGCGCAGTACAAGCCCGTGTCCATTACTCGATGAAGCAGGAGTTTAAACTCCTCAAGAGCATCATCAGAGACTACTCGCCTGCTGAGTACGAGTACGACCCACAAGGCAACGACCGACAGGTTAAGCAGTCTGACTATGATTTAGTTGAAGTCATTCCTGTATCTGATCCCAACAGTTCAACGATGGCCCAAAGGATCATGCAGTATCAGGCT